CTGTAAAATCCAATAGAGAATGAAAGAAGAAATCCAACTAAATCTGCAAGAAATTGCGAAATATCAGTGTTTCAGAGTAAGATTCTAAATTCGTCCTTCTATTGGAAATATTACTTTCAATATCGTTATAATCCCGTTTAACACCCTTTTCAACACTTCACATAAGGTTTTCAGAAATCAATGTTCAAACCCAGATACTTATGCAATATTCATTATTTCGTCATTTTTGCGAAATAGATTGCGCAATTCTGATGCATTTTTCTGCAAGTTCATCATGTGGCTTTGAAGTATGTTCTCTGTAGGCAAGATGAGAGTTGGCAGTATCATAGAGTTGCTGTGCAGTAATCAGTCCTGCATCATAGTCTCTTAGCTTCTTGTTAAATCTTCTATGAGCCCTGTCCACGGTGGACTTTTTGGGCTCGAAATGATGAGGACAAATGACATAACCACAGAAGGTGTCTTTGCCAGACCATTTATAAATCCTGGTCTTATTAGGTGACAACCTCATCTTCAGGCGTGTACCCACAAAATTGTCTATGGCCGTAAGGAAACGCATGGCCGCCTCCCTTGAACCGCATAGTATTCTGATATCATCCGCATACCTTACATAAGGTCTAGCTCCGAGAATATCAGTGACAAAGTAATCTACGGTAGAGCCCACAAGATTCCCTCCGTCCTGGCTTGGAAGAAATCCTATCGGCAGACCTTCCGGACAGGCATCTATAATCTGCCTTATTAGCCACAGGACATCCTCTTCCTTGATGAGCCGTCCGAACAGGAACATCAAAACCTCATGATCTATCGAGGCATAGAAAGACTTGAAGTCAATGGCAAGAATCCAGAAATTCCAACCCCATTTGCCTATTGCAGATCTGATTTTGGCCTGATAATCCCGGCAAGCCGCCAGCTGGCCTCTTCCAGCCATAAACACAACTTTATAAACCTGCCCTGGAAACTGCAGCTCTGCATCATCCCGCACGTATTTTATAGTCTGAGCAATCGTCAAGTTGCATGGATACCTGTTGCGGCTGGTCTTCTTCCTCGAATAAAGCAGATAAGGTCCGTTGACCTCATCCTCACTCAGAAACACCTTCACATATTCAGATCCTTTGCGGCACGAAAAACTGTCCTGATGAAAATAGGATTCAAGATAAGGTTTTATTACCCGGATGAGTGCATGATGCGTGACCCTATCAGAGAGAGTCGGAATCAACAGATCTCTGCGCTTGGGCTCGAATATAACCTTTTCCCGAAGAGGACCATGCTTGTACGTCTTCTCCCGGATCTGTTTCGGCCTAGAATTGAAGAACCTCTCCCTTTCCCTTTCAAAACAGATATAATCCCGGTGTTCCCGCTTCCCGTGGGAGACCTCATGATCAGCTTCAACAAAATTGTAGTAATCGGTTATCTCATCCAGTAGATCACTCATACAGGTAAAAAAGCGCGTCCTCACCCGCCGTATGGTCGATGAGGACACTATGTCTTCTCTTTGCGAGGTCGGATCCTTCAGAAGGGAATCTCTGAGATTCTTACCTTTTCCCGCCCTACTGAAGCGACACGCCCGGAACCGTTGTTATTAGCATTTCCGAAAGTATTGTCATTTGCATTGAGATAGGAGAACCCGCCATTAGACTCATTATTCCAATTGGAGCCCGCCCACGCGCAAACACTAAGCTTTTCATCCGCTCCCCGCAGACTGGATGTTCTTGAGCCAGCCACCCAACCATCTACCGAAATTGTCCATAAGTTTGGACAGGTATTCCCTTGTTCTGTCAGGCAACACAGGACTCCCGGGCTTCTCGGCATCATTGGCAGGGTGTTTTGCATCAATCAGCTGGTTGACGGCAAACTTCACGTCGTCATAGATGTCAGAAGCCTGATAGACATGCTTCCTGGATTCATAAGGCTTGGAGTTGATCAGCATATGTGCTTTGTTTATGTGCTGGCCAACACGCATCATGTCCCGCAGGATGTCCTCTCCGACGGAGTACTTCAGATAATTCGGAAGCTTGCTGCCGCGCATCAGGTCACAAAGATAAAGCCATGCCTCTCTCCATGCATT